TAAGGAGTAAAAATATGAAAGAGTATACGTTCACAACATACACAGTAAGTAAAGAGTTTATTAGTGGCTACGCTATTAGTGAACCAAAAATAATAAAAGCAATGAGTTTAAAAAAAGCAATAAAATTGTTTAAAGATGAAGGAACTTTTACTGCTATAAACTGGATAAGTAAAAAAGGTAAGGATAGTTATAAGACTATAACATTACCATATCAATTTAGAAAAGAAAGAAAAGGTAGACTATGAGTTATAAAGAAGAGGCACTTAACCCACATAATAAATTTGTTTTAAAAGATGGTGTAATTAAAATTGTTTATGGGAATGAAGAAACAACAATACTTAAAAATCATTATGATTGGTGTAAAGAAAATGGTAGAGATACATCATGGTATAAAGAACATAAGGAGACTACAGATAATGTTTGTATGGAAGCACCCAAAGTATTATCAAGAACTAAGAAGAAATAACTTGACAAAAGAAAACTTTTCTGATAAGGACAATGACAATGAAAAAATACAAAATAAGAATAGTAGGTCTAGGAATAGAAGCAACAGCAATAATACCATTCGAAGTAGAGCCAACATTAAGTCAAGTAGAAAATAGTTCAGCTGATTATTTAAATCATAATCTTATGAAGATAGAGAAAGACTCATTTTTTGCTACTGATAGATATACTTTGACTTACGAGGAGTTACCTACTGAATTATAAACAACAACTTGAAGTTATTAAAGGTTTGTCTTTAGACAAAGACACACAAAAAAGAATGGATTGTCCTTTCTGCAGTGGTAGAAATACACTGTCGATAGACACTAGCGAAAATAAAATATCATGGTATTGTTTTCATGCCTCGTGTACTGCACGAGGTAGAAAGCTAGGAGAAAAAGATATGCACTATGTACAAAAAGTTTTATCTGGTAATAAAGATTTACATTTAGAAGACAAAGAGTTTGTTATGCCAGACAGTTTTCAATCAATATACTCTAATGAAAAAGCTATGAGATGGTTATCTTCCAACAACTGTTGGGAGTCTTGGTCTTGGGGCAGAGCAGATTTTAGATACGATGTTAAACAAGATAGAGTTGTGTTCTTAGTTAAGAATAGAATAACACATAAGATAGTTGGTGCAGTAGGTAGAGCATTAAATAAAAAAGATTTTCCAAAATGGTTTATGTATGGTAATAAAGATGTACCATTTAAATGTGGTGAGTGTGATGATGCAGTTATTGTAGAGGATTGCCCATCAGCTTGTGCAGTATCAAATATATTAACTGGTATTTCAATCATGGGTACTAAATTAAAATCATTACAGCAGTTACACTTGACACCATACAAAAATTTGTATATATGCCTAGACAGAGATGCTACAGTAAAAGCATATGACATGGCAAAAGATTTAAGATCATCTGGTTTTGCTAACGTAATAGTTAAACCACTTGAGGATGACTTAAAATATTATAACACTGAAGAAATAAAGGAGATGTTTTATGGATAAAAAAATGATGCAAGAGATACTTGACGATTGGAATAGTTGGAAGTATGATATCCAAGATATGAATAAATCTGAATGGAACCAAAGAGATCAAAGTAAGTTAGATAAAATAACAGCCATACTAGAAGAACAATTATCATGGCAGAAAGCGACAGATAAACAATGAGTATAACTAGATTAAGTACTAAAGAAAAATGTATACTTAGAGATTTAATTAAGATAGAAGTTAAATCTTTAGACAAAGATGATTATGGAAAATATAAATACTGGCCACACAAGTATGCAGATCAATTATTTAAACTGGGTAAAAAATTAAAGTTAGATGTACAGCAAAAAATAAAAGCAAGAAAACTTTATGGTAATAGAAAAGGAATATAATGAAATGTTTTTATTGCGACACTGAGGTTAGGTGGAATAATGATTTTGATACCGAAGATACACATCCAGAGTCTGAACATGAAATAGTCAGTATGTATGAATGTGATAGTTGTAAGGCTTGGTACGAAGTTTATACTGTTAAAAAAAATAAGGAGAAAAATAAATGATAGAGAAACAAATGATTAGGCTTATGCTTAATAAGAAATTTTACACACAGTATAAAGGTATATTATCCCCAACAGTATTTTCTGGAGATATAAGTTCTTTGTATGATACAATACAAAAGGCTCATGATAAGTATGAAGAAGATTTAAAAGTAGATGAGTTATATTCTATACACACAGCTATATTTAATCCTGCATTAACTAGGGCTGCTAAAGAAAAGTTTAGTGAATTAGTAGAAGACATTAAAGAGGTACAAGAACCTAGCAAAGAGATAGCAAAAGATATTATGCGTATCTTATCTGATAGAGATCTTGCACAGAGGATAGCAGTTGAAGCTACTGAGATCTTTAATGGTAAAGAAGCAAACTTTACTGACATCACTGGCATGATAGACAAACATAAAACTAATATTGATGAAGATAAAAATCCTGCAGTAACAAATGACATAGCTAAAGTTATAGAGTTACTAGATGTAACTACTAGATGGAAATTTAATATACCTGTGTTACGAGAAAACGTAGGAGGTATTGGTGGTGGTAATCTTATGATTGCATTTGCTAGACCAGAGACAGGTAAGACAGCTTTCTGGGTAAGTTTATGTACAGCACCATCAGGTTTCTGCTCTCAAGGTGCTAAGGTACATGCGTTTATAAACGAAGAACCTGCAATAAGAACACAGATCAGAGCAATATCAGCATACACTGGTATGACTAGAGATGAAATACTATCTGACAAAGTAGAAGCACAAAGAATATGGAGTGAGATAAAGGATAATATATCTATGTTTGATACAGTTGATTGGTCTATGAATGATATAGACTCACACTGTGAGAAACATAAACCAGATATAATTGTTATAGATCAGCTAGACAAAGTTAATGTATCTGGAACTTATGCAAGGACAGACGAGAAGTTAAGACAGATCTACACAAGTGTTAGAGAGATAGCTAAACGTAGAGACTGTGCAGTGATTGCAATATCCCAAGCATCAGCAGATGCACACAATAGAAATAGTATTTCATTTGACCAAATGGAAAACTCTAAGACAGGTAAGGCAGCCGAAGCTGATTTAATTATTGGTATAGGTAGGAATGCTAACACTGACTTAGAAAATAATATAAGAACATTATGCGTAAGTAAAAATAAAATAAATGGTTATCATGGTGAGCCTGTGTGTACCATTAGAAGGGAAATAAGTAGGTATGAGGTATAGAAAAAGAAGAGATAAAGAACATATGACAATACGAAGAAAAAATAAATTCGAAGATCGTTATGCTAAAGGTATACATTTTGACATAAGGGGAAAGGGATGTTGCTTTGTAACAATGAAAACTAATGCAGGTACGTTAGAAGTTTATATAGACTCTATGGATGGTTTAGAAGATGCACCGATGGTAATTGCAACAGTAGCAGGTAGAGGTGGAAAAGAAATATTTTTAAAAGGAGTTATATAATGATAACAACAGTAGACGTAGAAACATCTTGGCAAATAAATGAGAATGGTGGGTATGATCCTTCACCATTTCATAAAGACAATATATTAGTTAGCGTAGGATTGCATGCAGATGTACCTACATACACTAGGTTTGCACCCCAAGAAAAACTAGAATATTTTTTTACTAATCATAGCGAGAGAGTAGATAAAGGTTGCTTTCACGAAATACAAAAATATTTAGACATGACTACTTTATTAGTAGGGCATAACATTAAATTTGATTTAATGTGGTTACTAGAGTCTGGATTTAAATATACTGGTAGGGTATATGATACTATGTTGGGTGAGTATATACTTAATAAAGGTATAAGAAAAAGTTTAACTTTAGAGATGTGTTGCCGTAGAAGAAAGATAGGATCTAAAGATAGTAGTGTAAAAGAATATATGGACAGGGGTGTATCTTTTGAAAACATACCTGTAGATATAGTAGAAAAGTATGGTAAGATAGATGTACAAATTACTAGAAGATTATTTGATTCACAAATGGCAGACTTTAAATTAGAAAAGAATAAAGACTTACTAATGACAGCTAAAATGATGAATGAGTTTTTAGTTGTACTATCTGATATGGAAAGAAATGGTATCAATATAAACTTAGAAGATTTAAATAGTGTTGAGAAGGAGTTCAGAGCAGAGTTTGCATATCTAAAACAAAAAATAGACAAGATTGTTTATGAACAAATGGGTGATACTAAAATTAATTTATCTAGTCCAGAACAATTATCATGGTTAATATATTCTGCTAAACCAAAAGATAAAAAGGAATGGTCTAAGATATTCAACATAGGTATAGATAAAAGTACTGGTAAGAGTAAGAGAAGACCTCAATATTCTAGAGTACAATTTAGAAACTTAGTTGCTAATAATACCACACCTATATTTAGAACAGTTGCAGAGCAATGTATGGGCTGTAAAGGTAAGGGTGTTATTAAAAGAATTAAGAAAGATGGTAGTCCATTTAAAAATTATACTAAATGTTCCGAGTGTAATGGTGATGGATTTACTTATGCTGAGATGGCTAAGTATGCAGGATTTAGACAAAGACCTAGAAGTATATTTGATGTTGCAGAGTCTGGATTTAAAACAGATAAACTTACTTTAAATAAAATTGCAGCCGAAGCTGAGGGAGAGTTTAAAGATTTTATTGATTCTATTGTTAGACACAATGCAGTTGATACTTATCTAAATACTTTTGTAGAAGGTTTAAAGAACTTTACTAATGAAAAAGGTTTCTTACATCCTAAGTTTATGCAGGCTGTAACTGCAACTGGTAGACTATCAAGTAGAGATCCTAATTTTCAAAACCAACCTAGGGGTAAAACATTTCCTATAAGAAAAGTTGTTACATCTAGATTTGATAAAGGCAGTATACTTGAGATAGACTTTGCACAATTAGAGTTTAGAACTGCAGTTTATCTAGCACAAGACAAACAAGGTATGGAAGATATAAAAAATAATATAGATGTACACAAATATACCGCAGACATAATAGGTGTATCAAGGCAAGATGCAAAGGCACATACGTTTAAACCTCTGTATGGTGGTGTAACTGGAACTGAAGATGAGAAAAGATATTATACTAAGTTCTTAGAAAAATATAAAGGTATAAAATCTTGGCATGATAAATTACAGAGTGAGGCCATTAGGTACAAAAGAATTAAACTACCCACTGGTAGAGAATATTCTTTTCCTTATGCAGAAAGAACTCCTTGGGGTGGATCTACATATGGCACACAGATAAAAAACTATCCTGTTCAAGGTTTTGCAACAGCAGATATTGTACCACTTGCGTGTATAAATATATACAAACTTATGCGAAAGCAAAGTGTAAAAAGTTTACTTGTAAATACAGTTCATGATTCTATTGTGGCTGATGTTTATCCTGGAGAAGAAGATGTGATGAGTAAGATATTTAACCAGGGCACAGCAGATGTAATACCTGCACTTAAACAGTATTACAATATTGATTTTAATATTCCCCTTGACACGGAACTTAAAATAGGATATGATTGGTTAAATATGAAGGAGGTAAATAATGACTGAAACTAATATAATACTAAAAATTGTATGCTTTGAATACGTAGAGCCATCAATAACTGTTGATTTAATTATGTCAAAAAGATCAGATGCTTTAGATATAGCGGACAAACTTAATGACATAGCTAAGGCAAGAAAAGAAAATACAACAACGTATATTGTACAAACTATTGAGTTACCAAATGGTGATAATGATAGCGAAGATGATATACCATTTTAATATAGGAGATAATATGTATAACCAAAAAAAAGGTGAAGGTTTTACTGATAAACAAATAGCACAAGAAATACTAATTGATGCTTTAAATTTAGCTTTAACCGAAGATCACCCTAGAATAGAAACAGATCTACAAGTAATAGAAAATGACTATAATAAAAGCAAAATGAAAAGAGTTAAAAAACATTTAGCAAAAATGGCTCATGAGATATTTATAAAGTATGGTCATACTAATAAGTTAGATATGTCTGGTAGCCCAATTATACAGCAATTTGATGAGGCAGGATTATAATGGTTAAAGATATAGATGCTTTAGAAACTATGGATGAATATTCTGATGATGAATACGCAGCTTATCTAGAATATAAAGATCTAAAGGATAGATGTATGATTGAACCTACTACACTGTACATAAATGATAGACATGAGTTTTTATCAGAGTGGACATACTTTGCTAATGCTGATGATATAGATGTAAAAGTAATAGATGGGGAGACTAGAATATGTTAAGGGATATATGGCTATATGCATGCTGTGGTGTGACAACATGCATTATATTTTTTATGTTTTATTTAATTTTAGTGTCACTTTTTTCTTGATTTCTTTATTAAAATATGGTATACAACAAATATAAAATAGGAGGACAAATGTCTGATAATAACTTAGTAAATATAAATAACATGTCCAATGAGCAAATTATGCAAGCCATAGGACAGGATGATGGATCTAGTTCAGGAACTAACATACCTAGACTAACCATTAACAGAACACCAGAAGATGACGATGGTAATCAATTACCAGTTGGTTATTTTTCTACATATGATTCAAGCATTGGTCAAAATGTTTATGGAAAACCCATAACCCTTAGACCATTAATAAGTGCAATACAATACATGCATTATGATGCTGATAAATCAGAATATGTAAACAGATCTATTATATTCAAAAGCTGGAAAGAAGAAGCTATTGATATACTTGGAGGAACTAGATGTGGTAAGGTATCATACAAAGATAGATCTTCTCTAACCCCAGAACAGTTAGAACGACAAAGAACAATACGATGCTATAAACTTGTGTATGGATTACTATCATTTAAGAATGGTAAAACAGCACAAGGTCATGCTCACAATGTAGAAAACCTACCTGTACTTTACAGAGTAACTGGTACAGCATATACACCAGTAAGTTCTGCTCTTGAAAAGCTAAAAGAAAAAAAGAAATTAATGTTTAATTGTACTTTTTCTTTAGATACTAAAAGACAGAAAAGAGGTGGTAATGTTTTTTATGTTCCAGAAATAACTGTAAATGCAAATGAGAACTTGCAATTAACTGATAATGATATGGAGACAATAAAAGTATTTCAACAAGCTATTGATACTGAAAACTCTGGTGTTGTTGATGCTTATAACAAAGCTAAAAATAAATCAGTTACTAGCAATGACAAGATAGATGCTAAAATAGTAGAGGATATAAGCGAAGATTCTCCAGAAGAAATACTAGCATCTTAATTAACGATACACTACTAGGTACTAAATGGAATTAAAAAATATAATTAAGAAAGAATTTAGGCATAGCTTTAGTTCTATTAATAAGTTCAAGCATAATCCTAGTGAATGGCTGGTTCACTATGGATTAGGTTTAAGGTCATCTAGTAGTCCAGCCATGGTTAGGGGTAATCTTTCAGAGTTTGGGGCGTACTATAAAATTAAAAGAGGTATGGCACAAAAGAGTGACGAACACTTTGAGAAATTAATTACACATAAGTTTAATAAAAATCATTTCTTTGAGCCTTATAAAGAGATATCTAATGCAATAGAGATAGCTAAAAAGTTTGAAGATAAATTATATGAAAGACAATTAAGAGATATAATTAGTTATCAAAAAGAAAAAGTTGCAAGTATTCAAGGTATAAAATACCCAGTTAGATTGTTTACTGATTTTGAATATGATAACTTAATAGTTGATTTAAAGTCAACACTTAGATTACCTACTAAACCTAAAGTAGATCACCTTAGACAGCAGGCATTGTACTCTGTACTACATGACAAGCCAATAGCTTTATTGTATGCCTCACCTAAGAAAACATTTTGGTATGATCTTACAAAAGAAGACGTTAAAGAAGGTTACACAGAACTATTAAGAGATTTTAAATCTTTAGAAAACTATATAGATATGTGTAATAATAGTATAGAAGATGCTATAAAAATAACACCTTTGAATACAGATCCTAGTCCTTTTTATTGGGATAACAATATTAAAAAAGCTGCAATAAAAGTATGGCAAACTGTAAACAAATAGTATTAAAAATTATAGACTTCCTTGTGAAGGAGATAGAGTTTAGTGGTGAGTAGTTTGAGGGGTCTATTCACCATTGACTCTGTACAAAATATATGATATACTTTATAGTATTTAAAAATAAAACAAAAAAAGATTATAAATTATTTACTAATGTTGTATTTGATAAAGAAGAAGAAGCTAATGAATTTGGTAGAAAGAGTATGAAGAGGGGTTTTGAACATAAGATCCTAGAATATAATAACGAAAACTATAGCAGGTATTGGGATGAAAGGTAAAGATAAATTAAGTTTAATTAATTCTGTTAAAATAATTGTCACTCCGTGGCAGAAAGGATTTACTTGTGGTATTATCATGGATAGTAAATCTGTAATGACTACAGAAGAATATGAATTATGCTCTACAATAGCTAGGGGTATGATAAAGATGGCAACTACGGATCCTCACTCAACTTTTCTTTGGGGTCTTCGTGGATTTGCTGACGATAAAAGCAAAGGTGAGAAAGATATGTCCATTAGTTCTGTTGCAGAATTTGATGATGATTCTAATGTGATTGACTTTCTTGAATTTTTAAAAAACAAAAGAGATAAGGAGTTAAACTAATGGCAACGCACTTAGTAATAGGAGACCCTCATTGTACTCCAAAGGCAAGCAATGAAAGATTTTTGTGGGCAGGTAAGTTTGCAAGAGACTTAAAACCAAATACCATAATATGCATGGGAGACTTTGCTAGTATGGATTCACTATCTAGTTATGATAAAGGTAAGAAATCATTTGAAGGTAGAAGATATAAGAAAGATATAGATCATGCTCATGATGCATTAGATAAATTTAACAAAGGTCTCGAAGGAAGACGACCAAGAAAGATCATGTTACTTGGTAATCACGAAGAAAGAATAGATAGAACAGTAGATGACATACCAGAACTTGAAGGCACAATTAGCACAGACGACTTTAAATTTGAAAAATTCGGTTGGGAAGTTCACCCATACCAAAAGCCTGTCAATGTTGATGGTGTATATTATTGCCATAACTATCCTACTGGTGTCATGGGTAAGCCTATTAGCGGTGACAATGTTGCTCGTTCTCTCCTATTAAAAAACAAAGTATCTTCTACTGTAGGACATATACACACATTTGATTATGCTATTTGTGCAGTACCTTCTGGTAGAAAATTAATGGGATTATCTGCTGGATGTTACTTGCATCATAAGGAAAACTATGCTAAAGCTACACAGCAAATGTGGTGGAGTGGACTTGTGGTTAAACGCAATGTAAGTAAAGGTGAGTACGATTTAGAAATGGTAGAGTATAATACCATTAGGAGAAAATATAAATGATACTAACTAAAGAGAACCAAGAAAAGTGGGATAAGGCTAAAGATTTACACAATAAGAAAATGGAACAGAGTGTAGATATGTCTTATGAAAATGAGTCAGAACCACCTAGCCCTATGGTTAATATATCATTAAGAGAATATGATAAACTAAGAGAACAACAAAAATATATAACTGATAAAGATTTAATTGGTTGTATTGATAAGATAGAAGAACTTGTTCGTGCTTTAAGAAAACATATAGTTAGGACTAATGTATGAATGTAACTCCACCTAAAGAAATACAAGTTCTAAATGTAGATAATGTAAATTCTCCTAAACATTATATGCATGGTAAAAAGGAAACTATAGATGTTATTCGTGATTGCATGGAGAGTGACGAGTATCATGGATACTTAAAAGGTAATGTCTTGAAATATGTTTCAAGATATAAGTTTAAAGGAGAGCCACTAGAAGATTTACAAAAAGCTAGTTGGTATTTAAATAGACTAATAAAGGAGGTCAGTAATGGGAAGAGTTAAGCAGGCAATACTAGAAGTCGATGACTTTGTACATGGATGTTTAAAGGAAGGTAGAACTTTAAATCAAACAGTAAGAGATGCTAGAGAATCTGAATCAGCTAAAGCTAATCCGTATCTAGATGATGCAGAGTTAGTAGAAAATAAATACTACCAATTTAAGGGGGCACAATAATGGATGTAAGCCAACTTCTTATAGATGCTTTGTTATCAAAATACAAAGCACAAATAGACGATGCGACAGCAAAGATATGTGTATATCTACATAACCCTGTAGGTATTGGTGAGCACCCACAATTCACAGAAGAACTAGATAAGTTAGTAAATATAGTTTCTACTGCTGAAGAAAATATAGAAACATTAAATAAACATTTTGGAGAAAATAATGGATAAAGAAACACAACAGAAAGAAACACAACCAAAAGCAAAACAGTATATTATTGATGCAAAACAATTACAGGATATAATGAAATACTTAATGGCTAGACCATATGCTGAAGTGTATGCACTAATGCACATAATGACATCACTTCAACTTTTAGAGCATAATGGAGGAAAGGATGTCGACAAAAAATAATGACGATCCTTACACAGGCTTGCTATTTGAATTGAAGATTGGTCTTAATGAAAAGAATGCTATAGTAATTGACTATGGTGGAAAGCCTGTTGGTAAGATTAGGGAAGCATTAAGAGGTTTCCCTTATCAAGCTAATCTTTGTGCAGCAATAATTAATCACGCTAACTCGCTAGGTAAAAAATTAGAAAATGATGTTAAACAACTTATACAAAACATTTAGAAAATTATTTTGGCATAACATATTTATGGAGTATCTAGAAAGATACGCCTCTAATCTTAGTAGCTTTCTCTGGAGAAAGAGATGGGGTGATAGATCTATGTATCAATCAGCCCAAAAAAAAAGACACCCAGAGTAATATCTGTGTGTCTTTGTTGTTACCTGCTGGGGGAGTCTACATGGCTCCCCTTTTTTATTTCTTGGCTATTGTATTTTTATTTACACCTTTCTTTATCATGTAATTTTGAGTACCATTAGCACCTGTCTCTACTTCTTTCTTTAAATTTCTAAATAGTTCTAACTGCTTTTTATCTCTAGCCTGTTTAACTACATAAGCATTGATAAGTTTTGTATCTCTCATTAACAATTCCAAGCACGAAGTGACTTATTAATTCTACTATTAGGATCTCTTGCTGTCTTAGCTGAAGTAAGTTTCTTCTTCATCCCTTTCATCCTCGCACAGAAGCTAGCACGCCTTTTATTACCAACTGTTTTGCTAGGAGCCTTTAGGTTTCCTCCAGTAGATTTATTATAAGATGCACGACCTTTAGCATTCAATCCACCTTTAGGATTCTTACCTTCTTTACGTTGCCATGCGGGTGACTTTGCCATTATACTTTTTTAGATAGTTTTTTATTTATTTTTTTCTGTACACCTTCTGGTAATTTAGAAAAACCTTTATACTTTTTTTTCATACCAGTTGGTTTCTTTTTCATATTAGTTTTTTTCATTCCATACATTAGCTATATCTCCTATATTTAGATGTTTTCTTTGCGATCCCTTTTGGCTGTTTCACAAATTGTTTTCCCCTCTTTGTTCCCTGCCTTTTTGCTTTTGTTGTCGCTGCATATTCCGAAGCTGATAGACTCTTGATAGCTTTCTCTGGCAAATATCTTTCCCCAGTCTCCGAAGACTTCTTCCCAGATTTCGTTCTCCACTTTTGCTTTCCCCATGCTTT